GACCAAAGAGGACTGGGGTACGCGCAGTGGCAAGCCCAGCACTCAAGGACCCAAGGCAACCGGCGAGCGTTACTTGCCCAAGGCAGCACGAGAGAAGCTCACACCTTCTGAATACGCGGCAACAACCCGAGCCAAGCGTGAAGGAATGCGGCAAGGCAAGCAGTTTGTGCCCCAGCCCGAATCGATTAAGAAGAAGGTGTGGTAATGGCCTACGCAATGACTTACAACAATCTGGTGACGGACATCCAGCAGTACCTGGAGCGCACCGACGCCGAGACCGTGGCTCGTATTCCTACCTTTATTGGACTTGCTGAACAAGTCATTGCCAGCCAGATCAAGTTTCTTGGCAATCTGACCGTGCAAAACAGCGCGATGAACGCGGCAAACCCAGTCATTGACAAGCCTGCGCGCTGGCACAAAACCGTGTCCATGAACATCACAGTGGCAGGCAAGCGTTACCCTGTCCTGCTACGAAAGTATGAATACTTGCGTGAGTATTGGCCTGATCCGACGCTGACTGGGGTGCCAAAGTTTTATTGTGATTACGATTACACGCACTGGTTCGTAGCGCCGACGCCAACGATCGCCTACAACTTTGAAGTGCTTTATTACGAGCGTGTCGCGCCGTTAGACATCACGAATCAAACCAATTGGTTTACGGTTTACGCGCCGCAAGCATTGCTTTATGGGTCGCTCTTACAAGCCATGCCGTTTTTGAAGAATGACGAGCGCACTCCCGTGTGGCAAGCGCAGTATGACGCCATCATGCAAACCCTCATGGCCGAGGATAAGCTGCGTATCGCTGATCGCCAGGCCATTGCCGCGGATAGTTAATCATGAGCTATACCAGTCCCTTCACTGGCGATGTCGTCCAGCCTACGGATGTCTCGTATGAATCCATCACACTGACTGCCAACTTGCAGTTGGTGTGGCCTATCAATGGCAACCTCAGTACCGACACCCCGGCAGCACGCATTATGGATGTGTCAGCCTCCAGTGCCGGCCTTGAGTTGCGCATGCCTGCTGCTGATCAAGTCTCAGTGGGTCAAGACGCGCTCATTAAAAACACGGGCGCTCATACCTTTACCGTTAAGACTTATGACGGCACAGGCACGATCGTTGCCATCGCATCAGGCACATCACGCTACATTTACCTGACCAATAACAGCACTGAAGCAGGCTCATGGTCCAACTTTGAATTTGGTGCTGGGACCTCAAGTGCTGATGCGGCCACGCTTGCTGGTGCTGGCCTTTTGGCTTCGGGACTGACGCTTAATCAAAGCCATCCTGTGGTTTCAATTGTCGCAAGCCAATCCTTTGTTGATGGCGATCGCGCTAAGACTTATGTATGGGGTGGTGGCGCTACAACGGTGACTTTGCCTTCAGCGGTAACGGTGGGTGATAGCTGGTTCATGCTCATCAAGAACAATGGCACGGGCACGCTTACCCTGGATGCGCCAGGCTCACAATTGATTGATGGCGCTTTAACCAAAGCCTTCCAGCCCAGCGAGTCGGCCTTTATTGTTTCAACGGGAACGGCCTTTGTCACGATCGGTTATGGCGTCAGCACGCAGTTTGAGTTTGGCGTACTGACCAAAACAGTCACAAATGGAACCTACACGCTGACAGCCAACGAAGCTGCCAATGTCATACAAATTTATAACGGCGTCTTAAGCAATGATGTCACGATCATTGTCCCGCCCGTTACTAATTTTTATATCATCAGCAATCAAACTACGGCCGGTGGTTTTACGCTAACCATTTCAACGGGCGCTGTAGGTGCCAATACGGCCACGGTTCCCGCATCAGGTCAGGCATCGCTTTTTTGCGATGGCACAAACATTTTTAACGCTAATACCACGCAAGCAGGCGGCACCTCGTTTAGCCTTGTTAACGGTTCTGCTGGCAGCCCATCACTTAACTTTGGATCTGAGACCAATACGGGCATTTACAGGCCTGGCGCAGGGCGTTTTGGTATTTCAGTGCTGGGAACTCAGATTGTTGATGTCAATGCGAATGGCGTCGATGTCACAGGTACAGGCAACTTTACGGGCGGTGTTAGTGGGGGCACCTTCTAATGACCAATAAGGTCTTTGCGCTTGATACCAAGCCTGGCATTCAAAGGGACGGCACGATCTTTGATAAGGAGTTCTATACCGATGGCCGCTGGGTGCGCTTCCAAAAGTTTGGGGGTGGCTTAGCGCGACCACGAAAGATGGGTGGTTATCGAGAGATCGTTAATAACCTTGCAGGCCCCTCACGGGGCGTTTTTGTAGTGGTAAGGAATCAGTACAACAATGTCTATAGTGGCTATAGCGATGGCTTGCAAGTTGTGCCCATCAGCAATACTGGCGTGGGTTCTGGCGTTACAGACTTTAGCTTTGGCGGCCCGGTCACTGCTTTAAGCATTGTGGATGGTGGCACGGGCTATGCAAGTGCAACTTATACCAATGTGCCTTTGATTTATAGCACCTCGGGTACTGGCCTGGGTGCTGTGGCCACAATTACAGTGACAGCGGGTGTCATCACCGCGGCCACAATTACAGGTGGCGGCGTTAGGTTTGTGGCAGGCGACTTGTTAACCGCAACTGATGCAAGCCTGGGAAGTGGTGGTGGCTCGGGCCTAGTCTTGCAAGTCTCAACGATTGATTCGCCGTTTGTTGCATCAGACATGAATTCATGGCAGTTTGATACTTTTACTGACACGGTCAGTTATCAAACCAATCTGCTTGTAGCGCATCCTTCGCAAGACTTAGACAGCATTGACTCAGAAATCAATACTAGGCTTTTATGCGGCCCTTTAACGGGCACGACCTTATGGGCTGCAGGCCTTTTTGCGGTTGATAGTTGCGTGGTTACAAGTGGATCTGCCACCGTCACGCTTGCAGCACTTGATCCTAAAATTGCCGCAGGGCAAGTCGTCAAAGGCTATGGCATTCCTGCCGGTACAACCGTGGTTTCTGTCGTCGCAACGACAGTCACATTGAGTGCCAATGCAACAGCTTCAAGCACGACGACACTGACCTTTGACAATGAAGTATCCATTTCAGGCGGTGTCGTCTCATTGCATCCGTATGTTTTTGTTTATGGCAATGATGGCCTGATTTGGAATTGCTCGGCAGGTGACATTGATGATTGGGTCTCAGCAGACGCCAATCAGGTCAATGCGGCCACGGGCAAGATCTTGCAAGGCTTACCAGTCCGAGGCGGTTCTAACGCGCCTAGCGGCCTATTTTGGTCCTTGGATAGCCTGATTCGCGTGTCTTATGCGCCGCAATCACTGGGCGTTCCTGGCACGGCAAATTTTGCCGCTACGACTTACTGGCGTTACGACATCATCACAAGTCAATCATCGTTCATGTCGTCTTCAGCAGTCATTGAGTACGACGGTATTTATTACTGGGTGGGCGTTGATCGATTCATGCTCTACAACGGGGTGGTCAAAGAAATTCCCAACCCGATGAACCAAAACTATTTCTTCGACAACTTGAACTACACCCAGCGTCAAAAGGTGTGGGCATGCAAGGTTCCCAGGTTTGGTGAGGTGTGGTGGTTCTACCCTCGAGGCGATGCTACTGAATGCACTGATTGCGTGATCTTCAATGTTCGAGAGGGGACTTGGTATGACACGGGCGAAGCTTTGGGTTCGCAACGCTCTGCTGGCTACTTCTCTCAGGTCTTCCGCTTCCCAGTGGAGGCGGGTTATGAGATCAATACGGCAGATGCCATCAATCAGGTAAGCATTACCGATGCTGGCAGCGGCTATGCTGATGACACCTATTCATATCAAACGCTAACAGGTGGCACGGGAACGGGCGCCACCGCAACGATGGAAGTCGTTAATGGCGTGGTGGTATCAGTCATCATCAACAATCGTGGTTCAGGCTACACGGTGGGCGATACGCTGACTGCAACGCTTGATGGTGTCGGCATAGATTTTGAAATCACGGTTGATACGCTCATGCAGCTTGTGTCTTTATGGCAGCATGAGATTGGCAAAAACCTTGTGCAAGGCACCAATGTACTGGCCATTGAAAGCTCATTTACGACTTCAGACTTGGGCGTGATTGCTGGTGGTCCGGCAACCTTTTCCCCGGTCGGTGAAAACAAATGGACGCGGATTGAGCGTGTCGAACCCAACTTTATTCAGGTCGGTGATTTAGACCTTTACATCGTTGGCAGGCCCTATCCAGACCAGCCCGATCAAGTGACAGGACCCTATACCTTTGCGCCTGGCACAAGCAAGATTGACATGAAAGAGCAGCGCCGTTTATTGCGCTTAAAATTCGTATCCAATCAAGTCGATGGCGATTACCAAACAGGCAAAGTGATTGTGGATGCAGACTTTGGCGATGTGCGGGGGTACACCGTATGACGATCGCACTGGTTTATGACCCCAGGTATCACACCTTTGACTCATGGGCATCGCTTATGTGCGAGGCTTATGCTGGCCAGCAACTGCAAATTCCTGGGCCTGATGTCGAGTGGCAGTCATGGGCTGCCGGCCTTAAAGCGATCGATATTTTTGCCAATGAAGCGATTCCTGAGCCTTATGGTTTTGAGGAGTGGTATGACTGGGCAACCGCAGTGGTCAATGCTGTGAACTCGAGGCCAGGTCAATGAGCACATCAACCGCCTATCAATATGCAACGGGTGAAGGTGGCATTGGCTTAGATGCCATGAATGAGAACATTCGCAAGTTTTTTGCGGGTACGCCCACGGAAGAAGCCACGCGTGCTGCCATGTCGCAGTTCGGCGTATCGGATGAAGACATTCAAAGGGCTACAGGCAAGTCACTTGCTCAATACTACCCTGGCGCATTACCGACAACGAGTACAGCGCCAGCAACTGGCGCACTGCCAACTGCAGCATCACCACTTAGTGTGGCATCAAATCAACTGACACCAACCGCTGATGTAAGCCTAACGCCTTCAGGTACGGGAAACTTAGCGCCTATTGGATCAACCGCTTATCGTTCTGCAATTGGTCAGGGTGGCATCGGCCTTGAGGCCATGAATCAGAACATTCTGAATTATTTGGCTAACAATCCAACCGAAGTTGCGGCTCTTGCTGAAGCTAAAAAGTGGGGCGTATCTCAAGAAGATATTGAGCGCGCAACTGGCAAGTCTTACGACCAGATTTTTCCAGAGCTATTTAGGCCTGGCAGGGTGCTTACCAGTGGGTTTGGAAGCCTTTCTCAAGCTGATCCGAGTACACCCTTTGGCACTGTACAAGTCACTGACACGGGTGGCGAGGGAACTGCCGCAGAGACGAGATCAGTCCCAGCGACTGCTTTAGATTATTTGTTGCAACAAAATCCAATTATTGCCAATGCAGTCCAAGGGCATACTGATGCCAGCGCAAATGCTTTTAAGCTGGTCAACGGGCAATTACAACAAGTAACTGCAGATCAAATTACGCCCCAAGATATTGCATCAGGCAATGCGTTTTTCTTGCTATCTGGGGCCACGGGCGAGGCTAAGGATGTTGCAGGCCCTCGCGCTCGAATGTCCCAGCTTTATCGGGCCGAAGGCAATGATCTAGTTCCTGTTGGTGATGCAAAACGCTATACGGGCACCAAAATCACTGGTCTTGAGCCAGTCGATATGGTTGCGTCCATGCTTGCTATGGTTCCAGGTCCGTGGCAAGTTCCTGCTCAAATTTACACTGCAGCGCGAGCAGCCCAAAAGGGCGATATAGCTGGCGCTGTTGCCTCTGTCGCAGGCGTCGGTGGATTTACGGAAGTACAACAAGCAGCAAATCTGTATAAAGCGATTGACAGCAAAAATCCCTTGGCGATTGCGACATCGTTGATGGGTACGAGTTACGGAAGAGAGATTGCTGGCATGGACATTGGCGGCGTTAAAGTAGGTGACGCCGTAAATGCCGCAAGAGTTGTTGAAGCACTTAACAGAGGCGATTATGCAGCCGCTGCCATGGCTGGTGCCCAGTTAACAAATAGTCCTGAAGCAAGGCTTGCCGCACAAGGTGCAAGGCTAGTTCAGGCATTTGAGCGCGGCGATGTTAACGGCATGATGAGTTCACTTGCAGGGTTTGGCAATGCGGCTAACAAGCTCACAAATGTGCCTAAGCCAACAGACAATTCATCGTTGGCAGCCGACGCATATACGCGCGCCATACAAGCAGGCGCGTCAGTTGATGAAGCCTTTGAGGCTGCAAGTGCAATTGATCCTCGCATTACAGGCCAAGGCGTTGGTGGCAGCATATTTGACCCATATCTTTATCGGGAGGGTCCAGGAAGCACGATAAATGTCAGCGATACAACGATCGGCGCTAGTGGCAATGACACAATCACTGGCGGCGCTGGAGACCCTAATCAGGTGTCTTCAATGAATCAATTGTTTACAAATAAAGAGCCTGCCACTTTATCTGACGCGGTTCAATTATTTAGAAATTCTGGGTATTCAATAGAGCAAATCCACGACTGGATGGTGACAAACGGCATTTTTGACTCGCAGCAAGCAACTGATATTTTGACTGGCATGTTTGGGGCGCCTTCAGATGAAGTTATAACAAATAATCAGGGCCTTGTAAGTGGCGCAGGCACTGACATCACAGCTTCAACGCCAGCAGCACAAGATACGCTAAGGACATTGGGCGGCATTCTCGGTCTTGGCACTGAAGACCCTGATGCGGCTTACCAAGCCTTATTTGGTGGTGCCAGTGGTGGCGTTGGCGATATTGCTGTGCTTGGCTTTGATCAGTTAAGCGGCCTGAGAGATCAGATTGAAATTATCCTTGATGATCCTGAGTTGCCAGATGATGCTCGCGATGAAATCACTCGAATGCTTGCTGAGGTTAACCGTCAGGTAACTGAAGCACAAACGGCAGCATCAACTTCCGTCCAAGACGACATCACTGCAGCAGCACAATTGGCCGCAGCACAAGCAGCCCTTGGTGGCAATGCGCCAGGGGGTGGTGATGGAGGGGGCGGCGAACCTGGTGGTGGTACTCCAGGTGGTGGAGGTGGCACCGATCAACCATTAGCCACTGACATTACGCTTGGCACGCAGCAAGGTGAAAAGCCTGGATTGTCAGGCGTATCAGGTGATGGCAAATCAGGGTTGTCAGGTACATCTGGTACGGAAAAGTCTGGTATTTCAGGCGTGTCTGGAGTGTCAGGATTGTCAGGCGTGTCTGGCACGGAAAAGTCTGGCACTTCAGGAGTATCTGGAGTTTCTGGAGTTTCTGGAGTTTCTGGAGTATCCGGGGTGTCTGGGGTATCAGGTGTTTCTGGTGTTTCAGGGGTATCTGGAATTAGTGGCGTATCAGGCGTCAGTGGCGTATCTGGGGTAAGCGGCATCTCTGGCATCTCTGGCATCTCAGGTATCAGCGGCATCTCAGGCGTCTCGGGCGTCTCGGGCGTCTCGGGCATAAGCACTATTTCTGGCGTCTCAGGCGTCAGCGGCTTTTCTGGCATTAGTGGGACGCCACCTCCTCCACCTCCTCCACCACCACCACCACCACCGCCGCCACCGCCCCCACCCGTGGTTACGACACCACCATCAACTACCACGCCAAGGGCTGGAGTGCCAGCATCGCCACAGGCAGGCCCCATCACAGGACCAGAGATTGCACGCTTGCAAGGCAAGATGCTTGAATCAAAAGTGCTGCAAGAAAGACAGATTGATCCTCTGGCAGCCATGAAACAAAGGATTGAAGAGATGAACTCGATTGACCCTATGCTCGCAGCCGTGCTATCACAACGATTGGGTTTGCCACAACCGCAACCTGAGACGCCCACCTACACTTATGGCCAGGAAACATCGATCGATGACATCCTGGGACTGACTAATCGCGGGTACGCTGAAGGTGGCTATGTCGAACCCTTAAAAGCCACCGGCGGTGCCATGAACCCTCAGTTTATGTTCCGTGCTGGTGGCTCACGCGAAGACTTCCGCGATGGCAAGCATGTGGCTGGTGATGGTGATGGTCAGTCCGATGACATTCCTGCATGGCTAGCTGATGGTGAGTTTGTTTTCCCAGCCGATGTGGTTTCAGCACTCGGAAATGGCTCAACGAAGGCAGGAACCGATAAACTCTACAAGATGATGCATGAGATCCGCGCACGGGCCAGGTCCACCAAGGAAAAGGACCTGCCACCCCCAGCGCATAAGTCTCCACTCGACTACCTCAAAAAGGGTAAGTAATCATGGCCGGATTATTTGAAGGCATTGCGCCACCGAATGTTGACACCTCGCGTACCACTGCACAACAGGCGCCTGGGTATCTCACCGATTACCTGACCAATCTTGCGCAGGCTGGAACGAGTGCGCTTGGCACCACCACCCCAGCGGTTAAAGATGCTGCAGGCAACATCACAACGCCAGCATCGTTTACTCCGAAAACGGGCGAGGAACTTATTGCTAGCAGGCCTGATTACTACGCCAACCTAGTTGGTGGTATTGATCCCACCACTGGCAAGCCTTATGAGGCCAAGGAAATGCCAGGCCTTAGCGATTTGGGCCGCTATAAAACGGCTTTAGATGCGGCCACATCCGCAGGCAAATTAGCAGCATCGCCGATTGGCGTCAGTTATGACAAAGATGGCAAGCCCGTCTTTTCTGACACGCTGCAAGCGTTTTACGATCCCTTCCAAAAAAATGTCATTGACGCCATGCGCGAAGCGTCGGATGTCAACTTACAACGCAGCGTATTACCAGGACTTAAGGCTATTGGGATTGGCTCAGGTCAATTTGGCAGCAGTCGTGCCGGCACGCTTGGCGGTCAAGCCTTAGCAGATTATGGCGCAGCAGCTAATCGCCAAGAATCAGAATTGCGTTCTGCAGGCTATAAAACTGCGCTTGATGCTGCATTGAGACAGCAAGCAAACTTAACAGGCGCGGCATCGGCATTAGGCAATATCGGGGGCACTGAGGCCACAGCATCGCAAAATGCACTTAAAGCACTTGCAGGTTTTGGTGAGCAGGACTTGGCATACGACCAATCCAAGATTGAGGCGCCTTTGACCCGTGCTGCCAATGTGGCTCAGATACTGCGTGGCTACAACTACCCAACCACAACGACTGAGACTTACAAGGGTCCTGCATCGGTTTACGGTCCGTCTGTCATGTCTCAGATTGCTGGCTTGGGATCGTTGGTCGGCGCAATGTTCCCTGCTGGCGGCGGTGCTGGCGATCGTGCATTAAATGCTTTGAAGAGCGTATTTGGCGCGCAAAATCTTGGTGGCGTAGGCGGCAGCGGATTAACGCAAGAACAATTGGATGCGCTGACTCGCCAAGCTGGACTTGATGTTGTGGGCATGGGTGACTTGCCAGCAAGCTTTGGTGGCGCAGGCGTGGCGCCTTACACTCAAGGCGATCAAGGCAGCGATTCAGGCGAAGGTTTATTCGGACCCCCAGGCGGTTAAGAGGTAAGCAATGGCAACTAAATCACCCCTAGCACTCGTGGAAATGCCTGGCGAATCCTCTGGCATGACTGAGGCGCGTCAGACTTACATTGACGCTCAGAAAAAGATGCTCGAGGCGCTTGAGTCACGCAATCAGCTTTTTGATCCAGTCCTTTTGGCCATGGCTCAAGGCTTCTTGGGACCAACCAAGTCAGGCTCCTTTGGCGAAAGCATTTCAAATGTTGCCGCGGCTGTAGGCCCTGCAGCAGAGGCCGAGCGCAAGCGCAACATTGAGATGGCTCAGATCCGCGCAGAGCTTGCTGCCAATCAATATGGCGCAGCACAAAAGGGCGAAGCGCTTAAGTCATTTACAAGTGCCATGCAGCCCGGTAAGCCAGGCGAGACCGTTACGGTCGGTGGCCAGCAATACCCAGCGCAATTTGTCGGCATGACGCCTGAAAAAGCAACGCAAATTGGCTTGTATGACAAAGACATGGGCGAGCTTGCCTTTAAGTTTTTGAAAGAACAGAGAGAGGGCTTTGCAGTTCAACCCACTGGCACGGTCAATCTGCGCACACCTGGCGGCCCTACCTTTACGCCATTTCCTGGCCAGGCTAATGAAATGGTTACGATTCCAGGTGTTGGCACGATTAGTGTCAGCAAAGAAGACAAGATCGCGCTTGATGTGGCCATGGGTAAGGGCGATGCAGCCACGGTCTTCAAGATTGCTGATAAGTACACGAAGCCTATGACAAGGCCTGGCGCAGAGCCTGCAGCAGCAACTACAGCACCACCTGCAGCAGGAACTGCAGCACCGCCTGCAGGCACTCCTGGGACGGGTATCAGGCCATCACCATCAGCTATGCGCATTCCTGTGACGGCTGAAGAAAAAGAAGCAGCAAAGCGTCAGCAAGAGTTAGAAGCAGCAGTGCAACGCGCTGAAGAGACAGAGCTTGCCACGCAAGGTGCCAAGCGCACAGCCTCTGCGATTGACGCGGGTTCAATGGCCGTGGCCAAGGTCCAAACCGCTAAGGACATTCAAACGCTCATCGGCACTGAGGGCATGAACCAATACTTTGGTGCCTTCAATAAACCGAATGACATTTTTGCTGCCGTCGTTACGCTTGCAAGGCGCGCTCAGGAATCAGGTTCACAAGGCATTGATAAGTCGCAGCTTGATAATGTGATTGCCAACTTAACACTTAACCTGCCCAAGTCTCCCAACGAGACCATGGAACAGTTCAAAGAGCGCAAGCAGCAGGTGATTGACCGTGCGGCCATGGCAGCATCACGCATTGCTGAGATGGAGTTGTATTACTCGCAACTGATCAAGGGCCAGGGCCAGATTACTGAGGGCGAGCGCGAGATCTTGCGCAGGGCTGCAATCAATCCACGCTTTGACACGCCGAATGTGATCATGGCCAAAGCTAAAGCGATTGAAGCCATCAGTAACTTTGAGAAGTGGCGCGCTGATACGCTTGAGCAGAATCCCAAAATGACACTGGCACAGCTAAAGGCCGGCCAAGATTACAAGCGTGAAGAAGCCAAGCGTATTGCGGCTGTTGAAGATGCGATGAAGCCTTTATTGCCAAAGGGTACGCAACAAGCACCACGCTCTAGCGGTGGCTTGACCATGGATGCGATCAACAAACGAGCTAGTGAGCTTGGGGTGCGCTAATGGAAGCAAACAAACTCGACGAGAATCAGGTCCGTTACGCCCTGCAGATTGGCGATGAAGCTCGTCGCATGGGCATCAACCCTGACTTTGTGCTGCCCATGGTGGCGGCTGAGAGCAAGTTTGATCCCAAGGCTGTCTCACCCAAGGGTGCGATCGGTCTGATGCAACTCATGCCGAGCACGGCAAAAGAGCTTGGCGTTAACCCTTATGACATCAGCCAAAATATCAAGGGCGGCTTAACCTACCTCAAGCAACTGTCATCACTGCCCGACATCGGTACCAATCCAGTTGCATTGCTGGCGGCTTATAACTCAGGTCCTAATAAAGCATATCTCAAGACACTTGATCCCAAGGACATCCCTGAAGAGACTGCAGCCTATGTAAGCAGGATCAATACTTATGCAGGCGGTACGCTGCCACAGCCCTTTATAGGCCTAGAAGGCGAGGCCGAGGGCGTAGGCGTTGGCCAAGGTGGCACCCTTACTGAAGGTGAAAGGCCAGCGCCAGCTTCTGAATTGGATTACCAGCGACTCATGCTTGATGCTGCTGGCGGTTTAACAGGCGCTGCAACTTCAGCAGGCTTACAGTTTGCAGGCTCTAAGTTTAATTTGCTTGGCCGAGCACTTGAGGGCATGTCACGCATCAATCAGCCTGACACCGCCACTTCAGGTGAGAAATGGCTGCGCAACTGGGCTGGCATGGAAAAGCCTGGTGTTGGCGGCGTACCTCAAGCTTCAGCCACCTATGAGCGAGCCAAGGACCATGGCAAGGTATCAAGCCGTGCCACCAAGATGTATGGCCCTCGCATGCCTGGCGAACCGATGGCCCTCGTTGATCGCTTGATTCAGCGCGGTAAGGATCAAGAGGCGTTGGTAGCCCGGCAAAAAAGCCCGTTAACGATGGCCAAAAACATCATGACATCGCCAGCAGGTAAGGTTGGCTTGGGAGCACTCGGAGGCATTAGCGCTGCAGAGCAGGCCCAACAGGCCATGAGCAAGTATGCTGAGCAGGATATGCCTATGGCAGCAGCATATGCCACAGGCGCATTAGGCTCAGCCATAACGGCCATTCCTCACACAGGCACTCAAATACTTGGTGGCGCTTTGGCAACCTCCCCCCTGGTTATGCGCGCATACCGCAAGTTACAAGAAAAAGGTATGCCATCAGGACTGCCTGCCACTTACAGCCCTTACTTCAAATAACGCTTCTTAAAGCACTCCTTGCACTCTGCCAGCCACCCGCCCCTAGAACGCTCATAGAAGCCTTCTACGGGCTTTGTGACCTGGCACTTAGAGCAAACCTTCTTGCCGTCCTTTACGGCGTTCCTGCGCTCAAATAAACGGTCTGAGGGCCATCCCTGATCGACACGCCACTTCAGGGTGTAATAACTTAGCTTTCCGCGCTTTGCCCACTCACGGAGCGTGAGGGTGGTGGAACCGATGGTGAGAACTCTCTGGTTATGAATCGTGTTTGACATTTTTTGCATTCGCGTCGGCGCTCTAAATAAAATCTAAGCT